GGATTATAGATTACGACATTCTGAAATGGATCATTGGAATATCAACAATTATTTTCTCATATTTTCTAGGCTATTACATCGGTTTCTTTTCGGGTGAAACATCATCAAGAGAAAAATACCAGGATTATTTTAAAGATTTATAAATTCCACTTCCCATCAATCTCCAAAAATGGCATATAAAATTATAAATATATATAATTTTCGGGGAATCATGCCTAAATTATCCAAATTAAAGAAGCCAGCCAAAAAATCAACAAAGATTTCCTCTCATGAAAAACATGAAAGGAATGAACGTCATGAAGAAAAAGAAGATAAAAAGCGTTCAAAAAAATCAGATAAATATTAGGACTTATGGCATCTGTAGGCAGACTGTGGACACCGAATAAAGAAGCCGTTGTGGCCGCATTAGAAAAACATCATGGCATTGTTACACGTGCAGCAAAAGAATTTAATGTTAAACGTCACACACTAAAAAAGAAAATAGATCAAGACCCTGAATTAGTGGAATTGCTACAAAATCTTAGGGACGATTTAAACAATAATTTTTTAGATTTAGCTGAAAATTGTATTTTAGCAGCTATGTCAAAACAACAAGATGACCCCTCGAATGCAATGAGAGCGGCTATGTTTGTATTAAATTCGAAAGGTAAAGAGCGCGAGTGGAATAATGCGTTTCGCCCTGATACGATACAAATATCACAATATGATGTTGAGAATCTAAAAATGGAAAATGAAGCATTAAAAAAGCAGCTAAATGACATTCACAACAAGCCACAAGCAGAATCTGAGTTATCTGCAAGCGACACATCGATTTAACATTTGGGTTGGTGCGGTTAGATCAGGTAAAACTTTTTCGAGTATCCGAAAATTTATAGACCGTATTAAATATGGCGTCCCTGGTGATGCTATGATCATTGGGGTTAACCGTGGTAGCATTCACCGCAATATTATTACTCACATGTTTAAGACATTGGGCTTTCCATGCCCTTCTCCAATGGCTAACAAAGTTAAAATATTTGGGCGTGATCTTTATTTCGTTGGTGCGCCTGATGTTAGCGCTGTCAGTACGATTCAGGGTAGTACACTAGCTTACGCATATGTCGACGAAGCAACATGTATACCCGAACCATTCTGGAAGATGTTAGAAAGTCGTTTGAGTGTAACGGGTGCACAATTATTCGCGACATGCAACCCGGAGGGTCCATTACATTATATCAAGAAGCAATATATAGATAAGCCGGATATACACGACATCGTGACTTTTGAGTTTACATTAGACGACAACCCTGTTTTAGATGTAGCGTATAAAAAAGCTATTAAAGCATCATATACAGGGGTATTTTATAAGAGATTTATTCTTGGTGAATGGGCGATGCCATCAGGGGCAATCTTCGATGGATGGGATACTTTAAATGTTTACGAAAAAGATTATCCATCACCAAATTTTTATGTAGCAGGATTAGATTATGGAACTGTAAACCCGACTGCATGTCACATAGCTGCAATATCTCCGAATATGTGGCCTCAGATACGTATAGAAAAAGAATATTATTTTGATAGTGCCAAATATGGCCGATGTAAAACAGATAGAGAACTAGCATTAGAGCTTAGAAAATTCCTTGAGAATACATCTATAACGGCTTTATATGTAGACCCTGCAGCAGCAAGTTTAAAGCTTGAGTTGCGTAACATGGATTTACCGGTGATTGATGCTCATAACGATGTACTTTTTGGTATCAGGATGATGAGTCAATACATCACCGGAAAAAACCTCATGATACATAAGTCATGTAGTAATCTTATTGATCAAGTACAGTCGTACGCATGGGATCCAAAGGCGGCAGAAAGAGGCGAAGACAAACCGATTAAAACACAAGATCACGCTGTAGATTCATGCAGATATTTAATAGCTAGCTGCTTTAAACACGGATTAGATGGTCATGTAGATAACAATATTACCGTCGAACAATTAAAAAGACAGATGTATGATGATAGAGGTTATGGCTTTATTAATCCTGAAATGGGAGGGGGATATTTTTGAATGAAATGGATAGCAACTAATAGAGATTTATATAGGGAAGATTTTAAGAAAACACTTCCATTAGACTCACCTTTTTTATGTTTGTGGAAAGGTACTGTTTGTATTTGCGAGTATGAAGAAGAAGAAGATCATTTTTATATAGGGATGATGCCAGCTTGCAATCTAGGATTTTGGAAGCTTGATCGTGAACGAGAGAGAAAAATCACTCATTATATGAGATTAGAATTGCCAGATGATTACTAATAATTCTAAATCTGTTATATTAAATTTTTAATATAATAGGTGTAAAATGCCGTCTTATCAAAATGGAAATTTTTCTCTTGGTTTAGGTTATATAGATCCGTCTGATGTAAAGTCTAAAGATTTAAAACAAATGAAAGATTGGTTTTATCAGGCCAATTACACCGGGGGGTCTGCTATATGGATGCAGGCTGCAATTGATAAGCGATTCAAGATCGGTGACACAAATTTATATAGTTCTTCCTACGGACAAAACACACAGCAATATCAAAAGTTTTTCTTTAATATGATCCGTCGTCATGGAAACATGATATCAGGTTTTCAGCGTAAGAATAAAAAATCTACTATTACAATACCGAATCAGGATGATGCAGATCAGCTATGCGACGACTATAATAAAGCCATACGTTGGTGCGAAGATAGAGATAATTTCCAGGAGTATTTTTCACAGTCATTTGAAAATAGTGCCGACGTTGGAATGAATCTGCTTTGGATGTATCCAGACTATACCTACGACCCTATTTCAGGAGATTTACTAACAGACAGTGTAGCGATAAATAATGTTTTATGGGATCAAAATTTCCACAAGATGGATTTGACAGACATGAACGGACTTTGGCGTCGGAGATGGGTATCTAAAAATCAAGCGATGTCATTACTTCCCGGGTTTGAAGAAGAGATAAAAAAAATGCGTCCTGGTGGGATGAAAGACGGGAGATTTCCTTTGCAAGCAGAGCTGCAAAACCTCCAATTATCCAACCTATTCACCTACGACGAATTTTATTATCGTACCACAAGAATGGCTAATATCATTGTAGATCCTTTTTCTGGCGAGGCTATGGAATGGGAAGAGCAAGACGACGATCCAGAAGACCTGATGGAAATGACATTGAGACAGCAACCGTGGCTAAAAGTCGTAAAAAAAGATGTTCCCACGGTAAAAATGTGTATTAGCTTAGGCGACTATCAGATATATGACGGTGCTAATCATTTAAATGTTGATATGTACCCTACAGTGCCTCACATGTGCTATCATGAGCCTGATATTTTGTCATATAGTGGACGTATCATGGGCTATATAAGAAATCTTCGTGATGCGCAATTCTTGTATAATATGCGCAAGGTAATTGAGCTTCAGATACTTCAATCACAAATTAATGCCGGATGGATTTATCCTATTGATGCCGTCACAGACCCTAAGGCATTTAGACAGTCTTCCGGAGGAGACGCCTTTTTAATACCATTAAAAGCAGGGAGGTTGCCGAGTGAAATACAACGAATTGAACCGTCAGCGATTCCGCAAAGCCTTTTGGAGTTATCTAGAAGTCTATCGGAAGATATTACGAAAATATCCGGAGTTAACGAAGAGCTTTTAGGCATGGCACAGGATGATAAATCAGGTATATTGTCTATGTTAAGACAATCTGCCGGACTTGTCACATTGCAAAATATCTTCGATAAATCAGATTTAACTCAACGGTTATATGGTAAATTGCGGTTAATGGCGATCAGGAAGAATTTTTCCAAAGGTAAAATAAAAAACATTTTGGGTAGAGAGCCGGATCCTAGATTTTTCACAGATTACAGCCAGAAATTTAGCGTGGCCGTCGAAGAAGGTAACTACTCGACAACACAAAGACAAACCGAACTGCAGCAATATTTGCACTTCCGTGAAATTGGAATACCGATATCTAATAAGACAATCATTAGATCCGCTTTTATCACTAATAAAAAGCAGGTTATACAAGAAATGGAAGAGGAAAGCCAACAACAACAGCAACAGCAGCAAGCACAAGCACAGCAGCAAGCACAAATGGATCAGTCAAAAATTATGATGAATTTTGCCCGTGCGCGTAATGACCTGGCATCAGAAAAAGATAAGATGGCAGCAGCACAAGAAAAGATTGCCAATATTGATAACATACAAGCTGCTACCGAGCAAAAATCCATGGAAGCAGATCTCAATCTTGTTAAATTGGCCATGGAGCTGGAAGATGTGCAATTCAACCAACTTAGAACAGCTTTTGATTTTGCTCAAAATATGAAGACTGCTAATCAAGTTGAAAAAATTGATTTACAAAATGCACAAAATCAAATACAAAATAACCAACAAAATTTAGTTCCAACAGGGGGGACAATATGAAAAGGACAGGAAGCGGACTAGGATATTCCGTCATGAAAAAAGGTCATGAAGAAAAGACTTTGAAAGACACTATGGTCGCCGATACAAAATATTCAAAATACGGTGATGATAACGAAAAAGAAATGGCAGAATCAGTCGATAAACTTGCCGGCTATGTAAAATCCCATAGGATGAAATATTAATATGAGTAAAGACTATCGAACAGAAGCAATAAAAAAATCGAAAGAGCACTGGGAAATGGATGTAAGCGCATCCATTTTTCCAAAGGCAAAGAAGAGTAATCAGTTAGATAATTGGATTGCTAAAGGCGTTAAGGAATGGCCTAGAACACATGTAAAAATCAACGAGTGCGATAACTGAAATGAAAAAGATCGGAAAAAAGATTACTAAGCATCTTAAACACGACATTAAAGAAGCTAAGAAAGGGATATCAGACGATAAAAAGCTTATGAAGTCTGTAAAACGAAAATGAAAAAGTCCACATCAAAAGATAAAGAAAAGATAAAAAAAGTGATGAGCGAATTTTCACACGGTAAATTGCATTCTGGTAGTAAGAAAGGGCCTCTTGTTGAGAATAAGAAGCAAGCGGTAGCTATTGCAATTAGCGAAGCTCGGAAAGCAGGGTCTAAAATCCCTAGAGTAAGCAAGTAGTAACGTAAAAATTATCATCAGTGGGTATTAGTGGCTATAATTCCAATAGCAAGCGAGCTATCTAAAAAGGCATATGCGGATAAAACTAAATATGACGCCAGAGAGATAGCACATGCAGCAACGGACGAGATCGAAAAAGAATTTTTTCAGGCTATAGCCAATTACAAAGACAAGATAGACCAAACCGAATTTTGCGTAGTTATGGTAATTGCCTCAGATCCTTTAATAAATAACCTGAGACGTCGTAAATTTTATTGCTGGCCTTATCTCCCATCCCCACGTCCGAATCAAACTGTATTGCTTTATAATAAGGAATTAGACCAAATAACAAAAAGGCTATGGGTGTTGCCGAATCCAGCAACTATGGCAGAGCTTGCAACAAGCTCTTTGGTGGTATGTAAGGACTATCAGTCAATGCGTGACTGGTGTGTGGCATTTTTTAAGGGTACTTTTTGGGATTTTATCCGTTATCAGCACGATATAAAAATGTTATCGCAGGAAGAATATTTTAAATTACATAGGGACGAGCTTCTTAAGTTGGGTGTTGATGTGGCTAATCCTGGAGCTTCCGAGTCCTTTGATTTTAGTAAGATCCAAATCAATGATATCGAACACGCGAACCAACCCGTTTCTTTGTAATATATTCAAAATATCTTTTGGTAAACATAACACATCAATAGGTGCGTCATATTCACATTTTTTTATATAACTTCGATAATTATATAGAGATTCTAAAAAATCTTTGTTGATTTTTGCTAACTCTCTCTCCATTATCAATTTATTGTTTACATTATCCATAGGAGCCTTATGACTGACGTTGAAATTAAAAAAGAAGATATTAAAATTGAAGTCCCACAGCAAGAAAAAAAAGTTGAAGAGGTAAAAGAACCTCAACCAAATATAAAATCAGAAGAAAATCAAGAAAATTGGAAGCGTTTTAGGGAAGAAAAAGAGAAAGAACGTAAGCAGCGAATAGAAGCTGAAAAAATAGCGGCTCAAAAAGCAGCAGAAGCGGAAGCATTAAAATCGGCCATGGAAGCCCTTTTAAATAAAAATCAACAGCCTCAACAGCAATCACCACAAGACTTTTTTAACGACGACACAGAAGAGCAGAGGATAGCAAAACAAGTTAATCTAGCTATAGCGAAAGAAAAACAAATATATGAAGAGCAGCAGCGTAAAAATGAAGCAGCTCAACTGCCACAAAAATTGAGTATGACACACCCCGATTTTAATACAATATGCACGGATGAAAACATCGATTATCTGCAATACCATTATCCAGAAATTGCCATAGGTTTTAAGCATATGCCGGATAATTTTGAGAAATGGAGTGCATTATATAAGACGGTAAAAAAATTGGTACCATCACAAAATAAAAGAGATGATGAAAGGCGGATTGAAAAAAACCAGTTAAAACCGCAGGCACATGCAGCAAGTATGACAGATACAAAACCAGAAACTTCAGGATGGAGATTGACGGAAGAAAGACGGCGTGAAAACTGGGAAAGAATGCGAAGAGATGCAAGAAGTATTTGATATTTAAATTTTAGTTTTATACATTGATTTTAGCTGATGTGAAACTTCGCTAGTTTCAGGCCGATATTACACCTCGCCAGTGTTGCAGTAATTATTAACGCAATATAAATGAGGTGTAACAATGTCATTCCCATCAGGAATTACAAATATAAATAATCTGGCGCCAGAAGTCCCAGTCCAGGCGCTTGAAGACTTTCTTTCAACTCCGATGTTTAACTTAATACATTCATTTGGTGTTGATCTATATCATGCCGAGGCATATTTAGGTAAAACAACGAGGATGTCACGTTTTGAACGTTTGTCAACAGACGGCGGACAACTTGACGGATCTGGTATTGATCCTAACAGCGAAGTGCCTGTAAGATCAGATATCGACGCCAAAATGGAAATATACGCAAAATCTATTGTTGTAAACGAACAAGTTATTTTGTGGGAAAATCCAAAGACCTACTCAAAATTTACGGCTTTACTTGGTCAGTGGATGCGAGAAAAGGAAGATCTTTTAATGCGAGATCTTTTCAGCAGTTCGGTTTCATATTTAAATGCAACGGGTGGTTTAAATGCAGACTCTCCAAGCAATCCATCTAGAAACGATTTCAATAACATTGAAACTATTCTTCTAAATAACGATGCCAGAACTATGCTCGAAAGCGTAGAGGCAACAAGAATGATTTCGACAGGGCCCACAAGAGATGCTTTTATTTGTTTAGCTAATACAGCTCTAACAAATGATATCCAAAATATTCAAGGTGTACTTCTAAAGAACGCTTATCCTTCGCAAGAGGGACTAAGACCTGAAGAATATGCTTCAATCAGTCGTTTCCGTATCTTTGTATCATCTAAAGCAGCTAAAAAGCCGTCATCTTCCATGCTCGGAAGAACGGTTTATACAATGCCAATGTTTGGACTGGAAGCAGCAGCAAAAATCGAACAAAACCAATATACCGCGGTTATCGGTTCACGACCTGCTTGGGTTGTGTCAAACGTCGCACAAAATAGCGGTTTATATGCACGGTTTGCGATTGCTAGAGCAATTACAAATCAAAACTGGATATCCGGTTTAAATTGCACAACATTCCAACCAACATAATAGGAGTTAAAAAATGGCCTTTACTATTTTAACACAGGGGAAATTTACCTCTGACGGTTTGGGGAGAAAGATTCCAGTACCACAAAGTGCAGATGCGTTTAGAACAATAAATATTACTCAATTAGGGTTAACACCTACACCAGGAGTAGTTATTCGTTCTGAATGGTTTAGAGATATTTTTGATCCTAACGATGGTATTAGATGGAAAAAAGCAGATGGAGCCAGTACCGTAACAATGGACACCTTTGGAACTTCTACAGCTTCAAATGGTTTTACATATGTTACAGCAGCACCGACAACGGAAGCTCAGGCAACTAATGCTATTACAGCAATTACAGCCGCTTCCCCTGCCGTAGTTACACAAACACAAACATACCTAGATGGAGACATCCTTAGATTATATAACACTACAGGTATGTTACAAATTGCAGGAATGCCTTTCCAAATCTCTACTGTTTCCGGTTCAGGTTATACTTTAACAGGGCTCCGAGCGGCAGGATTTTTAGCAGCAGGAACAGCAGGATATACTAGAAGAATTTCAAAATATGAAGCCGTTGACCCTCAATACCTTTATATTACAGAAATTACAAAGGCATTAAATGCCGTTGTTAGAACATCGGTTGATCCTTCTCCGCATTATGCAGTAGGAATGTTGTTACATTTTTCCATTCCGAATACTTTCGGTATGGTAGAAATGAATCAATTGACAGGTAAAATCGTGTCGATTGACTCAACAGAATACACAATGACGGTTGATATTGATTCAACAGGATTTAGTACTTTTGCATTCCCTGCAAGTACATCAGTACCGGGAACAACATTGTTTGCTACTTTGGCACCTGCCGGAGCACGTACACAATATGACCCAATAACAGGACTACAAACTGGTTACGACTTCGTCAAACAACCTTTTCATACAGCGGAATTTACTCCATATATGTTTTTGGCGGGTGGGGCCAACAGCCCAGCAGGTGCATCGGGTGATGTAATTGTTTGGCATGCTCTTAAGTCAGAGACAGGCATCACTAATTTTGATATCTAGTTAAATTTGACTCTGTACATATGTGCTTATGTACGGAGTCATTTTTCTTATGTATGGAGTGATTTTCCTTATGTACGGAGTTACATGACTGTACCGAACGATGCTAATACTTATTTACCTGGGACTATACAAATACCGAGTTCGCTTGTCATTACGGCAATAACTCAATCTAATCCGGCAATAATAACCATAGAGGCCGACCCGATAACAGCAGTAAATACGTATATGGGTGGTCAGATTGTAAAATTAAATATTCCATTTAACTATGGAATGCAGCAAATTCAAGGAATAACTGTGAAGATTATAAGTGTTAGCGGTTCTGACCTTACAATCGATATCAACAGCACAAATTTTGATCCTTTTGTTATACCTTTAACAGGGGAAATGCCTGCAAGTTTATCTCCGTCAGGAAGTAGAAATTTGTCTTTAGATAACACAACAAATTTAGAACCTTTTCAATCATATGAAAATAGAGGTAATTAATGCAAATTGCACAATGCACCGCTACAGGTGAGCAGCATGGTTTAATGGGGGTACTACCCAATTCAGTACCTTTTGATGATTTTAAAAGTATGAAACCGGCAGACGCTGAAAAAATGCGTAAACAGAAAAAAGACGATGAAAAGCTAGTATGGGCTAGATATATAAACCGAAACGGGATAAACGAAAGACTAGAGAAACCGTATTGTAAATATGCAGGTGAGCCTATTCAGTTGTGGAAATTAATACCGGAACAAAAATACCAATTGCCTATGGGATTTATTAAAGAAGTTAACAGCGATGACGCAAAAATGCCAGTAAGGGCAGGTTTACAGTCAGTTGACGGAGTTTCCATTAATTCTTCAGGGACACCATTAGCACAAGATGAATCTATTCGGATTCATGAGCTTGTACCATTAACATTTTAAGGTAAAAAATGACAATAGCACCACAGGCAGATTCAACATTAAACGCTATAAGACTAAAAGTCAGAAGGCTTACGAATTCGCCTGGTGCTAATTCTTTGACTGATGCTGAAATAGATCAGCATACCAATACATTTTACAATCAAGACTTTGCTTATGCCATTAAAGTTGATCAAATGAGGTCTATTTATACGATATACACAGAGCCTTATATTGATATTTACCCGATAGATGTAAACTATAATATGGGTATCCGTGCCCCGGCTTATTTTGACGGTATTAAGGGTGGTTTTTATAAGGATAGGGAGCAGTTTTATAACCTTTATCCGAGAATATCTACTTTATTTCAGCCGATAAGCGGAGACGGAGAAACCTCAGCATTTAGTTTTACAATACCTGCCCCATTTTTAAAAAACGAGGTTGTTTTAGGTGGTGTAGATACGGCAGGGAATGCAATTACAGTAAAAGACAACGGAGAGGGCAGACTATATTATCTAATTCCTAATCCTCAAACCTCTTTACCTCCTCAGATTAACGTTACAGCAACACAATTAACACAAATACCCGGAATGTATAACAAAAATCTAGATAATCCGGGACTCTATCAGCCTTTTGACGTGGGTTCTGTAGATTATGTATCAGGTCAGTTTGTAATAGATTTTAGCCCTGTTACAGTAATACCGGCAGCAGGTACACAGATGCAATTAAGAGTATCGTTATATCAAACAGGAAGACCGTATAGCATCCTTTTTTGGAATAACGAATTTCATGTTAGGCCAGTTCCTAAATTTATCCATAAAATCGAAGTGGAAACTTATTTTACACCTGTCCAATTTATGGCTAATAATAGCCATCCTATTATTGACCAGTGGTGGCAGTATATTGCATATGGAGTGGCTTGCGAAATACAGAGAGAACGTAACGACTTTGAAGGTGTAAACATGCTTATGGAAGGTATGAAGAGACAAGAGGCATTAGTATTAGAAAGGCAAGGGGTAGAAGAGATTGGACAACCTAACTTTACCTTGTTTAATTCTAGCGTACCTAGCCCATCTAATAGCTTTTGGGGATGGGGAGGATGGGGAGTGTGGTAATAATTAGACGCAGCATAAAAAAAAACTAAAAAAATAAATAAGGAAAATAATGGAAAAACACTGGATACAAGATGCAATAAAAAAGCCAGGTTCATTGCGAAAATCATTACATGTTAAAAAAGGCAAAGACATTCCCGAATCAAAATTAAAAAAAGCCGAACATAGTAAGAATCCTAAGACAAAAAAAAGAGCTATTTTAGCTGAAACTCTAAAAAAAATGCATAAATAGAAATGACTTATACTCCTACATATGTAAAAGCTTATGAGACGGCATTGGTGCAAAGCAGACAAAATTTTATATTGCCTGCCGATGCCTACCCTATTTTAGAGAATGCTTTTGTATTTCGTGAGCGTATTGTAAGAAAATCAGGATTACGACTACTAGGAAGATTGAGAAGAGTTTTAACAGCTCAAGCATTAGGTAATTTAGACGGTGCTGGTAATTTTTCAGGTAATATCAGAACTATTTTGACATTAGAAGCAACAGGAGAAATAGAACCAGGAACATTAGCTATTTCAGATGGAACAAATACATTTACTGATAATGGTATAGGTATTTTAGTTGGATCACCGGCAGGGGCAGGAACAATAAATTATGTCACAATGGATTTTACTATTACAGGAGGGGCAATAGGAGGAGCATTAACAGCATCATTAAACTATTTTCCCGGTCTTCCTGTAATGGGATTGAGAAGCGAGGAATTAAACGACATAAATAATGAAAGGATGATCGCTTTTGATACAAAATACGCCTACCGGTTTGTAAATGGATTTCAGGAGTTGATACCCGGTACAACATGGACTGGACTAGATTTTAATTTTTTTTGGTCGACTAATTACTGGGTAGGATCTATTAGTAATCTGAAAATATTTTGGGTGACAAATTTTTCTGGTGTTGCCGGTGATCCAATTAGATATACAAACACGCAATTAACAGCTTGGAAAGACTTTATACCTACAATAAATGCAGGTGGTGACAAGCTCCAACAATGCCTATGTATTATTCCTTTTAGAGGTCGTCTAATGGTATTTAATACCAGAGAAGGAATTAACCTAGCAGCCTCATCAAATTTTAGACAGCGTATTAGATGGGCACAAATTGGAAATCCTTTTTACCGAGATGATACCGATATTAATACAGTTTTTAATGTCGATGCTTGGCGTGATGATATACCTGGAAAAGGTGGTTTTTTAGATATTCCAACCTCTGAGGATATAGTTTCAGTTGGATTTGTACGTGATAACCTCGTAATTTATTGCGAGTCATCAACATGGCAATTGCGCTATACAGGAAGATCGATAGCCCCTTTCCAAATAGAAAAAGTAAATACCGAACTAGGTGCAGAAAGCACATTTTCGGCTGTACAATTTGATACCTCTTTGGTTGGAGTAGGAAATAGGGGAATAGTTGAATGCGACAGCTATTCAAGCAAAAGAATAGATATAAAAATACCTGATTTAGTTTTTAGATTTTTCAACGAAGAAAACGGTGTCAAACGTGTGCATGGTATCCGTGATTTTCAACAGAGAATAGCATATTGGTGTTACACAGAATCGGACGAAGGAACAAAAATTGCATTCACTAAATTTCCTAACAGGCGATTAGTTTATAATTATGAAAATGATTCATGGGGAATATTCATAGATTCTAATACTTGTTTTGGCATATATCAGCCACAAAGTTCATTAAAGTGGGAAGATTTTCCAAATACAGATCCATATAATATTTGGAGTAATCAATCATTTGCATGGAATAATGAGACAGCACAATTCCAATCAATAATGGGCGGCAATCAGCAAGGCTTTGTTGAATATCTTGGTCAATATAACCTAAATAAACCAAATACTAATGACATATCCCTATCAATTTTTGGAATAACAGGTAATGACGCCAACCCTACAAAAATAAAGAGCATAGACCATAATTTACCTGACGGTACTGTAATACAAATTATACAAATTCCTACTGGAACGCCATTTTCAGCTAGTCTAAATGATGGAATATTCGGTATTTCAGTTATAGATAAAGACAATTTCATATTATTTAAATATTCTTCGGAAACACAGGAATTTTCAATACCGCAGCAAGACCCCTCAACAGATGTGTATATTGGCGGAGGTAAGATAATGGTTCGTGATAATTTTAGGATTGTCAGTAAGAAATTTAACTTTCTCGACGAAGGTCAAACGATACAATTTGGATATATGGATATTCTGATGAATAACACTACCGCAGGTGCTATCACGATGAATATTTATATAGACTATAACGACGAAGACCCTATAAACACATACGACCAAAATTTTAATCAAGAAACAGATCAACCGGATACTTTTTTCAACTCTGTTATTCCGACATATGCCGAACTACCAAGAAATTCCAAAAAGAACTGGCAGAGGGTTTACTGCAATGTCAGAGGGTCATTTATAACGATAGAATTTACCCTATCAAATGGACAACTGGCAGGAATAGAACAAGAAAGCGAGGTTGAAATAGATGCTCAAATATTATGGATGCGTAAAGCAGGGCGACAATTTGCCCTTGGAGTATAAAAAATGACTTATAGCCCAAATATACCATTACCAGGAGACTATATTAGCGATAGTCAGCAGGATATAAAAAACAATTTTGCCGTAGAAGATGCGGTAATGACAATAAATCATTATCAATTTTCTATCAATGATGGAAAACAGGGAAAACACAGATGGTGTGAATTAGTAAATCAATCGTCCTATCCTCTTACACAAGCAGCAGGAGAGGGATCAATATTTACTAAAAATATTAGTCCTACACCACTTGTTAATAATGATAGCCAAATATTTTATACACCTGATGCAACAGGAAGAGAATATCAGCTAACGACATTCATTGAATCGCAATTTGCTACCTTTGCGACTAATACACAATATCAATTAGGTCCTCCCGACCTTAATGGAGGTTGGAGTTTCCTTCCGGGTGGATTGCTTTTACAGTATGGAAAAATTAATAGCGTAATTTCAGTTGGTCCAACTGCATCGGTAATAACATTTCCAATACCGTTTAAAACAGGTACAAAACCTTTTTCTATTACACTTGGTCTTACTGCAACTTATACCGGTTTGCCATTTCCTAACGTTTTAATTCAAGAAAACGGGATTACTCACGAAGTATTCACTGTTAGTTCTTCTACTTTAACAAATGGACCAAAAGTGTATTGGATGGCAATAGGTATAGTGGCATGACAACTAATTCGGATACCTCACAATTACTCGAGAGTTATATTCCTGTATATGATGCAGTACCGGAAAAATGGGAAGAAGCAAGAGCGTTTGTTGTAGAACAACTAAAAAAATTGTCAGAGGGTACAAATGTTCGTGAAATTGGTTGGTTATTAGAAGAAAAACTGTTAACAGGAAAACAATTTATACCTGTTCAAACCGACCCTTTGGTTTACCGCGAGGTATTTAGAAAGGTTGTGACGTTCTCAGGGGGATTAGCAGCGGGAGCCAATTCGGTAGCACACGGAATAACTTTTGATGTAAATTTTACACTGATTGATTTATGGGTAAGTGCGACAAATAGCATTACATTTAATGCGGTGACACTATCAGATGATAACGTCACAATGGATGCAACAAATATAAATGTAACTTCGCCAGGTGTATTTGATCGGGCATATGCATTTATAGAATTTTGTCAGGAAATATAGGAGTAATTATGGGTTTTTGGTCAGGATCACCGGAAAAACACGAAAGAGTATCAAGCTTGATGCCTTATCAAGAAAATATTCTGAAACAAGGAATAGGAGCTTTTAATAAGCCAGGTCAAGTCGGTGGATTTGGCGATATTGCCGATTATTACCGTTCTTTGATGAGTGGTGACCCTAAAATGCTAGAACAATTTTATGCTCCGGAGATGAGAAATTATAAAGAGAATATCATACCGGATTTAGCAGAGCAATTTGCCGGTATGGGATCGGGTGGTCTTAGCTCATCGGGTTTTAGAAATGCTGGAGTACAAGCAGGTGCAAGTTTGCAAGAAAGACTAGGGGCTATTAGAGCGCAATTGGCGATGCAAGGCGCACAAAGCATGCAAAATCTTGGACAAGGATTTTTAGGCAACTATAGCCAAGATGTGACGACACAACAAGGATCTCCCGGCTTTATGTCATATGCAGCACCAATAGCAGGGGCAGCAATAGGCACAATGATGGGTGGTCCAATGGGCGGGATGGCAGGTTATCAAGGCGGACAAATGTTATCTAATGCATTTGGTTCAAAAAGTCCCTATGGCGGTGGTGGTAGCATGACACTAAATAGATCAATGCCGGCAAGACAAATGTAAGGAAAATTATGTCATATTCAATCAGACCTCCAAACTTAATGGCGCAATTAGGTGCAGGATTAGGAAAAGGATTAAGCGAGCAAATACCAAAAGAGGTCGAACGATATCGTTTATCTCAAGGATTACAAGATTTATCACAGAGTCAAAATCTAACACCTGAGCAATATATGGCGAAAGCTTTCGCCATTCCTGGCATGACTCCTGCAATGGCCGAACAATTCGGACAATTAGCACGTATGAGGGCTAGAGGTCAGAATTTAGGAGGAGTGGGAGAAGAACAACAAATACCTAAACAATTCCCACACCCTATTCAAGAAAATCCACAACAAGGAAATACACCTTCTTCAGTAACAAAATCGGAAGATGTACTAGCGATAGAAAAAGGATATATACCTCCAACACAAGACCAAAAATTTAAAGAAGCAGGTAAAATATATAATGAAAACCCTGCAAGATGGGGAGGAGATCCCGAAAGAGCTATTAATTACATCAAAGAAAAATATGCAGCTTTGAAAGATATTTCACAAGCACACGAAAAACGACATGAAAACCTAACGAATCTACAAAATACTGTTAAAGATAATCTATCTAAATATGCTAAAGGTTTAGGTGTAGATATACCATCAAGGTCATATTCTGATATTGAAGAAAATGCTTTAGAAGCGGTTAAAAATGGAATGACAGAAGAAGCAGCAATGCGAAAATATGGTAAAGAACTTGATGAAATTTCAAGAGAATTTAAATCTCTAGATGAGATTGGAACATGGGGATTAATAACAAATCCAAGACAAAGCAAACAATCATTAAATAGCATTCAAAAATCAGCAAAAAAACGTGGTGTTAGCGATATTAGGAATTTAGCTGAAACAATAGCGAAAAAACAGAACGTTTCTTATCCTACGGCCTACTCTTTTGCAGATCCGATAAAAGATCATCCCGAAACCAATTCATTTATACAAAAATTACCTTATAATTTGGGACCGCTTCTAGGATTAACACAAAAAAATACAGAAAGAATTCTTCCTAAATTAGCAGATTTAATAAAAAAAGAGAAAGTTAGTCCAATGACAGCATATCACTATTTACAAGAGAAAAATTATGATCCATTATTGCTTAAAGATTATTTGAATAAACATAGAGATAAGTTAGAATTGACACCTTTTCAAACGGATCAACTTAATAAAACAGTTCCTCTTATACCTTTTTTAAATGATTTTTGGATGTCTATTTTTGGAGGTATTGAATATGGAGGTATTGAATAATGCAACCTTATCAGCAAGCATCAGATATGATGCGAGAAAAAAACGAACAACCTGCAAGACTTTTAAAAAAAGGTGGTTCACTAGCTTTGACAGCAGCCTCACTATATGGAGGTGGTTCAATGATATCCAGAGCTATGCCATTTTTAAATCAATATATTCCGGCAGATTTAGCGATCAAGGGACTAAGTAAAATTAATCCAAAATTCGGACAATTTATTGAAAAATCTTTGAAAAACGGTCATTCATTTGATCAGATAAAAGAATTTATTTTGGAAAAACTCGAAACAGCAGAAGAAAGTAGACCAAAGGAAAAACAACCAGACCAGAAAAACATCATTCAGAAATATTCTCCCGAACTTTTCAACTTTATGAAGGATTTAATTGGAAAGGGAAAGTCTCCTCTCGAAGCGGGAGCGCTAGCAACCATCGGTTTAGGAGGTAAAAATTACTCCAAAGAAATAAAAAAAATGGAATCAGATAATAAAGCCGATTGGTCTTCAATAATAGAATCCGTGTTTGGAACGGCACAACAGCCACAAGGCAATCAGCAAATGTCTCAGATGACACAAGAGCCACCTCAGCAACAACAACAGCAACAGAGCGGATATAATGCAGATCAAGCACTAATGCAAATGATGAATAAATTTTCTCAATCACTTAGATGATACAAAATTGCATCAATAAAAAGATGATACAAATATGAGCCAACAGCAAATAGACCAAATTCGAGATGCTGTTAGGGAGTTAACCGATTTTTTCCAATCACATGGAATACAAAACTTTTCGGATACATCAAAAACGGCTTTTGCTAACTTTCTTGATCAAGCGGCTGATAGAGTGGCAGAATTACGCTCCCAACTTCCTCCGACTATTCCCCAAATACCTAATGGGGCTGAAATGTTATGGCAGATAGCCGGGGCACAACCCGATGCTTTTGTAAATTATTTACGCACCGTACCTGATCCGGCATTAAATGCGTTAATTACAAGACCGGATCAATTAAATAGTATCATTGATCATTTAAGCAGGGTTTCCCCTCCAGGTATACCAATAACACAAGACGGTATACAATCGTCTGACTTAGAATCGTCGAATATCTGGGGATATAAATATAATCCTAGAAATAGGCGACTTCTTGTGCGTTTTAACTCAGGATCAATATATGGTTATGACAATGTACCTCAAGGTATTTTTGATATATTCAAGCAGGGAGCCGTACCGGCTAAAACAAATGGACAAAATCAATTTGGGAAATGGTGGCAGGGAAAACAGCCGAGTTTAGGCGCAGCATTCTACCAAATGGTACGTATGGGAGGTTATCCCTATCAGCGATTAAGTTGATTCTGATTTAAAACCTTTTATAATCCACTTTAAACCTTGTATAAAAAAAATTGCTATACCAGTTACAAATATACTAAAAACAAGCTCTCTATCTGGATTTTTAAAAACACTGTTTGACCATAAAATTAAAAATAAGAAAATTCCACACCATACAGAAAAATAACTTAACCTATTTAATCCTTTTTCATAATTCATAGATTCTTCCCTTCTTTCAACAGGTCATAAAACATTACATACAGGGTATCCATTCTTGTATTTGCTGCATCCATTCTTGAATTTACAGCAGAAATATTTGACATGTTGGTCAAAGCAATAGTCAAAATAAATCCGGCAATCGCTAAATTTACACCAATAATCGCCAATGTATCGGCATGATCTTTAAAAAAATTGTCATTATATTTATTCATTTTTTCTTGTCCTTATGAAATTGACATACTTTTATAGCTATATTTTCAATATCTACTCCATCCTCAATCAACATCTGGTATACCGTTGAAAGATAGGCAAATTTTCTAAAAATTGTTGTACTTGAAGGTAATTTTTTATGTCCTGTCTGATCATTTCCTATAAATCCACCCCTTTTTATTGGTTGTGTCATTAAATATTCAAAATGATTTATTAAGTCAGTATATGTGATTTCACCCACACTTTTTGTAGAAAATTTCTCAAAATAAACCAAAATATTTTTGTAATCAGAAAGTGTTTTAGTATCTACGCCTTTTTCAGATAATTTTTTTATTTTTAATTCTATTGCATCCCGTAAAGATATCATTTCTTTAAGTGGAGGATCAAAAGCGTTGATCATATCAATCAAATAGTGCTTGTAATTTATCCATAAAATAGCATCTTCTTCTTTTTCAAAAGTTGCAGCTAAATCTATTCCCTTTCTTCTTATATTTACTCTAAATCTTCCGTTTCTATTTTCTATTTTCGGCATGTTTATCCTCCAATTCACGCTTCCATATTAAAAATGCTGCTTCTAAAAATCTTGTATCGGGTCTGTGCTTTATCTCATGAAAATCTAACCACCATTTTTGCCAAGATGTCATGTCGTATGAATAGAATGGCGATGACAAAATGTTAATAGGATTTCCAGGTAGTTTTTTTGAGTTGGCGAATAATTCCATAGGTTCTTGAATAATCGAACATTCAATCAATGGTATTTTTTCAATTTCTTTTTTTAATTCAGAGAGTCGTATCCCTTGTCTATAATCCTTTTGATTTTCTGGAGGTTCGTCACAAGCGACATTAAATGTACATATTTTGAAATTATTATCTGTAATTTCATACAAGTAACAGACGTCTTTTGTATCAGTTTTTCTTAAGCCTCTTCCTATCATTTGGCAATATAGAGATTTAGACGAAGTTGGACGTGCGATTATCAATGCTTCAATCGATGGTTCGTCAAAACCTTCAGTAAGCAATTGACAGTTTGTTATAACCTGAATTTTCCCTTTTTTAAATTTAGATAATATTTCCATACGTTTAACTTTACTCATTCCCCCATGTACACAAGCGCTTTTGATTCCTAAATTTTGCAAAGATAAATTTATTTTTTCCGCATGATTCACATTGATACAAAAAATTAAAGTTTTCATGTTTTTACAATTTTTCATGAATGTGTCAAGAATAAGAGTATTTCTTGAGTCGTTATCTAACATTTTCAAATCGATAGCTCTAAAATCAAAACTTCCGCGTTTAGGAATTTTTTGATGAGTTTTTATTTTATATGCTATGATATCTGAAAGAAAACCCTGTTCGATTAGATCATATATCGATTTCTCATAACTTAATATTCCGAAAATATCTAATAATGACTTTCTATCTAGTCTTTCTGGTGTAGCCGTACAACCTAAAATTTTAGTATTATTTTCCAATCCTGATAAAAAGTTTTTGTATGTTTTGCATTGAGAATGATGGGCTTCGTCAATGACAATATGATCATATTTATTTTTATAAATAACATCCTTATTTGATTTATAAGATAACGAAGCGGACGTTATAACATGATTTTTCTTACCATCTCTAACATCTTCAGAGGCATCTATTTTGAACTTCGTGCAGCTCTTTAATATTTGCTCTTTCAGTTCAATGGACGGACATATCATTAATGATCTATCCGAATTTTCATTAAGATATTGGCAGAAAATCCAAGTTTTCCCTGCTCCCGTAGGTAATTGAATCAATTGTCTTTTACGTGTTTTAAATGTCTCTTTAATAACATCAATACATTCTTTTTGATAACCACGCATTATCTATCCTTATCTATAAATTCTAAAATTAAATTATGAATAAATTCTTTTAAAGTTATTCCATTTTTAGCTACTATCGTTTTCAATTGAATGTGTTTTTCAAGTGGTAAATCTACAGTTAAACGTTTGATTTTTTTCATAAAACCTCCCTTAATAAATATATGTTATGTTAAAATGTAATTAATTACAAATAAAAAGAAATTGTTTACTTTTCGATATTTTGCTTTATCAGCAAATTTAAATGGATATTCTCAATAGTCTTTTTTGATATACGATATGGGCTTTTCTTTCCATCTCCTATCCTCATTGCCTGAATATATCCCTTCCTAATAGCCCTACGGATAGTTAAAGAGCTTACAGAAAATATATAGGCTACTTCTTTGATACTATAAAATTCTCTGTCCATGTTGATCAATCTCTATCAATCGGTTATATATCAATTAAAATTTCACAATGACATATTGAGGTCATAAAAACAATAAATTACCGGAGTTATCTTATGACTACACCATTCGCAAGTTTTCCCTTCGACTCAACTGCACGCCCTTTATATATCGGAAACGCAATGAGACCCCCTAGAGTAACCGATCTATATAATCCGGGTACAAGATGGCAGGACAATACAGACCCAACAGACCCGATTATTTATGTAACGTCCGGGGCAGGAAGATGGGATACAGAAGGAGCTAATCCGGCAACAACAACAACGTATGGTACAGTACTTTTAACGGATAATAGCGAACCAGTAGCAACAAAAGTATATGCAGATGCATTAGCTATAGCGGGAGCACCAGTATCAACAGAAACGGTAGCCGGAATAGGAGAACTAGCAACAGATGCAGAAGCAGTAGCGGGAACAGCATCTACACCGGCATTGGCATTATTTGTAACTCCATCAAATCTAGCCGCTGTTTTTGCAGCCCCTCCGGCCACAGGTGGAACAACACCGGCATCAGGTGATTTTACTACTTTATCCTCGTCAGGATTATATACAGGTTCAGCCAGTGCAATTATAAATACAGCAGGCACAGCATTAAATTTGGGTACTGACAACTCAGCAGATGCCGTAAATGTTGGTTTAGGTACATCAGCAAGAGCTATTCATATTGGAGATTCAGCAGCAGCACATGTACTCACAATAGGTTCGGTAACAGGAGCAGCATCAACGACTATTCGATCAGGTACAGGATCAATAAATCTTGCTTCTACTGGATCCGGAGATATCGTATTAAATTCCAGTGACACCTTGCTATTAGATTCAGCAGGAGTTCTTGAAATTAACAGTTCCGCAGGAGTTATCGGGATTGGTAATGATGCGGTAGCACAAGACATTAATATTGGTACAGGTGCAGCAGCAAGAACAATTACAATGGGAAATTCCTCAGGAGCAACAAGTTTAGTTCTAGATGCCGGTACGGGTAATATTGATATTGGCACTAATACCATTGCACATACAATAACATTGGGAAATAGTACAGGAGCAAGCTCAGTAGTTTTAGAATCCGGTACAGGTGCGATTAATATTGGTGTTAATGCGATTGCACATACCATAACTTTGGGAAATAGTACAGGAGCAACAAGCGTAGTTGTTAATTCCGGAACAGGTGCATTAAATTTAGGAACGAATGCTATAGCCCATACAGTCACAATAGGAAACATTACTGGAGCAACGGCAGTTAATGTAAATACCGGTACAGGTGGCACGACTTACACAACAACAAACGGCATATTTACACTAGCAACAGGGACAGGAGAAATCAGCCTTTCTGGAGATTCATCCAATACTACTATTGGTATTGCTAATGGAGGAGGTGTAAAAGGATTAACCCTAGGATCTACAAACACTACATCATCTACCACATTGCAATCCGGTTCGGGTACTCTTGCAATTACTGCAACAAACGGAGCAATCACAGCAAATTCAGGTACTGGAACTGTAGGAATAT